TTTTAGAAATGCCAAAAAATACAGCAGTTGAAACTGACGACGAAATTATAGAACGGATTGAAACCCGTTTTAACATTCTTGACGAGATGACCAAAGCTACTATCCAAGGTGATGTCCGTGCAATGATTGTTGTAGGTCCTCCGGGTGTGGGCAAGAGTTATGGCGTAGAGTTTCAACTTGAGAAATCTGGCATGTTTGATAGACTTGCCGGTAAGCGTGTGCGCTATGAAGTAATTAAAGGTGCGATGACTCCAATTGGTTTGTATTGCACCTTGTACAAATATTCTGATCCCAAGAATGTGCTAGTATTTGATGACTGCGACTCAATCTTGCTCGACGACATTGCACTTAACATTCTTAAGGCCGCACTAGATTCAGGCAAAAAACGTCGTATCTATTGGAACTCTGATTCTAGTATGCTGCGCCGTGAAGCTGTTCCGGATAGCTTTGATTTTAAAGGTTCTGTAATCTTTATTACTAACCTAAAGTTTGACAATGTAAAAAGCAAAAAACTTCAAGATCATTTGGAAGCACTGCAATCGCGCTGCCACTATTTGGATCTTACGCTAGACACCATGCGTGACAAGTTCTTGCGTATTAAACAGATCTTCCGCAAAGGCGATTTGTTTGAACGTTACGAGCATGTTACACCTGAGCTTGGTGAGGAAATAATTAATTTCATGCATGACAATCAAGATAAATTACGTGAGATGAGCTTGCGTATGGCTCAAAAGATTGCAGATCTAACCAAAGTAAGCCCTACTAATTGGCGCACTTTGGTACAGAGCACTTGCATGCGTAACAGCTAAGGTTTTATGGTTGCCTGATTTAGCTCCTAGGCAATCATCTTAGAGGTACCATTAAGGTACCTCTTTTTTTGACTTTAGTAAATAGCTATTTTATAATAGCTAAATGCGTTCAGCAAAACTAATAATCAAAGATGAAGTAAACGTAAAGATAGAAGGCTTAGAACTAGACGCTAGGCGTAAACTATCAAACATGTTCAAATATGAAGATCCACGTGCCAGATATCTTCCCAGCGTAAGATTAGGAAGATGGGACGGCAAAGTGGCTTATTTTCAACTTGGCGGTAGCACCTATGTAAATCTTTTGCCTGATATCATACCTGTGTTAGAGGACATGAATTATGATATTGAGTTAGATGATTTGCGTGACTATAGAACAAATTTTACATTTGATTCTATCACAGCTACAACATTTAATCAGACCTTATGGCCTAAAGGACACCCAAAAGAAGGTGAGCCTATAGAGCTAAGAGACTATCAAGTTGAAATAATTAACAATTTCCTTGCCAATCCCCAAAGCATTCAAGAGATAGCCACTGGTGCCGGTAAAACTATTGTCACAGCCGCTTTAAGTCACAGCATTGAACCATATGGTCGAAGCATTATTGTTGTTCCAAACAAAAGTCTGGTTACACAAACAGAAAAAGATTACATAAACTTAGGATTAGACGTTGGTGTGTACTTTGGTGATCGGAAAGATTACCAGCACAAACATGTAATCTGTACCTGGCAAAGTCTTAATAACATAATGAAGAATAGTAAAGACTCGGTGGGTGTGGTTACCATGGGCGAGTTTTTACAAGACGTAATTTGTCTCATAGTTGATGAAGTACACATGGCCAAAGCTGACGTGTTAAAAACCATGTTAACTGGAGTCATGTCACTTATTCCCATACGTTGGGGGTTAACTGGTACCATTCCAAAAGAAATGTTTGAAAGTCAGGCTCTGTTAGTTGGACTAGGTCCAGTAATTAGTAAATTGGCAGCAAGTGAATTGCAAGACAAAGGCGTATTAGCACAGTGTCACGTGAACATAGTGCAGCTAATTGATACTAAAGAATACAATAACTACCAAAGCGAATTAAAATATCTACTAGAAGAAAGCGGTAGATTAGATACTATTGCCGATCTAATACAACAAGTGAACAATACCGGAAATACCTTGGTGTTAGTTGATAGAATATCAGCAGGACATGCACTAGTATCAAGACTTGGAGACCGTGCTGTATTTGTCAGCGGCGGAACTAAGGCAACTGAAAGGCAAGAACATTATGACGAAGTGGCAGAGGCTACGGACAAAATCATTGTGGCAACCTATGGCGTGGCTGCTGTTGGTATTAACATTCCCCGTATTTTTAATCTTGTGCTTATTGAACCTGGCAAGAGTTTTGTTCGAGTCATCCAATCGATAGGGCGTGGAATTAGGAAAGCAGAGGACAAAGAATTTGTACAAATTTGGGATATTACCAGTACATGTAAGTTTGCTAAAAGACATCTAACAAAACGTAAACAATTCTACAAAGAAGCTAATTATCCTTTTACACAGGAGAAACTAAAATGGGAGTAAAGGTAGCAAACTTTGAAATTGGTACTGGCCATCCGTTATGTGTAATTGCTGGGCCTTGTCAAATTGAAAATAAAAAACACACTGCTATGATGGCCGCAGCTCTTAAAGATATATGTCAAGATTTGGGTGTAAATTTCATATACAAAAGCAGTTTTGACAAAGCTAATCGCACTAGTATTAATACCAAACGTGGTATTGGCATTCATGATGGATTACAAATTCTAGCCGAGATTAAATCCGAACTTGATATACCGGTGTTAACTGATATACATCATCCAAGTCATGCGGGTGTGTGCCAATACTTTGGCATTGATGTTGTTCAGATACCAGCATTTCTTTCAAGACAAACAGACTTATTAGTAGCCGCAGGCGAAACAGGAGCAGCGGTTAATATTAAAAAAGGGCAGTTTATGGCACCCGGCGATATTGCTCGGGCCGCCGAAAAAGTGGCCAGCACTGGTAATGACAAAATTTTATTATGCGAACGAGGAGTAACACATGGATACAATAATCTTGTGGTTGACATGCGTAGTTTACCTATTATGGAGCGCACTGGCTATCCCGTGGTCTTTGATTGCACCCATAGTGTACAGCAGCCTGGAGGGCTTGGCATTAGCTCAGGTGGCGACCGATCCATGGTCCCATACCTTGCCCGAGCAGCAGTGGCCACGGGATCAGTGAGTGCAGTGTTTATTGAAACACACGAAGCGCCCGATTCGGCTCCCAGTGATGGACCAAACATGATTCCTTTGGACTATATGTACGTATTAATCGCACAACTTAAACAGTTGCATAGACTGGTTGCAGAGTATGACAAAAGTATAGTATAATAGCGTTATGAAAATTTTAACCCTCGACAATCAAAGTTATGATTTAGATCATTTACCCGAAGAAGTAGATGACATGCGTTTTGCTATTTTAGATAATAGCGACCCATCCAATCCAGATTATCACTACATACCGTTGATTTTTTTAGAAAGTTTTTCGGCACCTGCTTTAGTATTGCGTGTAGGAAATCATACTGTACGCATGCCTGTAGACTGGCAAGTGCTTATTGGTGAACCTGACTTAGGCGATTTAGAAGTTTTACCACTTACTTCTATTAATGATAGAGGATTTAAGGTGTTTCAATTTAATCCTATAACAAGTTTTCGTCCAAGTTTTCTTGACGTAGAAATAGTTGATGTGTATCATGATGTTATATGGTATGCTCCAAAATTAAGAAACGGTCAATTATTGGCAGTGCCTTTGAACAATGATCCTAAGCCAGAATGCATTTACTTTGTCAAAGACATTTCGCGCAATTGTGAAGTGGTAGATTATAATAAGGCATGGTAATGAGTTCACAATACAATTATCAAAAGGCAGAACCAACATCTCCCGAACTTAAAGACGGGGTTGCTGAAAGTATCCAACGCTTCAATGACAGCAAAGCAGCTCTACTCCGTCATTATGATCAGCTGCAAGAAATGGTTATTACACAACAAAATGAAATAGCTAAACTACGCAGAGAAGTTTCAAGATTGAAAAGTGATATTTCAACTTTAACTGAAGCAGTAAGACGCCGTGGATAAACTACACATTTCAAATGAAATGGCACAATTTGATCGTAAAAATAGAGACTTTTACGATAGCCTAACCGACGAAGAACGCAAAAAATTCTCTAACTATCTTATGATACGTTGGGGGTCTTCTGTTGACGGTAGTAGAGAATTGCAAGAGTTTTATCTTATTGCCACCAATGAAAGATTGAACAAGCATTTTTTTGCTATTAATAAACATCCTAAGTTACAGTGGTTATGTGCAACAGCAGTCAGTCCTGACCTAGGATCGCAGAGACACAACTGGATTAAAACTAAAAAGAAAGAAACCGGCAACAACACTATAAAGAAAAAACTAGCAGAATTTTATCCGAACATGAAAGAAGATGAAGTTGAAATGCTAGCATCAATTACGACAGATGCTGAATTTAAATCTTTCTTAAAAGCACTTGGACAAGAATGATCTTTACATGCAGGTATTGCACTAAACAATTTCAACGCGAGCGCAGTCTTGATGTACATCTTTGTGAACCAAAGCGCCGCCACTTAGAACAACACGAACGTGGGGTGCAATTAGGTTATCAATCCTATCTAAAGTTTTATGAGATGACGCAAGGATCTGCTAAACTTAAAACAGTAGATGACTTTATTAGCAGTCAGTATTATAAAGCCTTTGTCAAGTTTGGTAGGTATTGTGTAGATATTAGAGTTGTAAACACTACTCAATTTCTTGATTGGTTACTAAAGAATAATAAAAAGATTGATAACTGGTGCAAGGATAGTGTGTATGAAGAATATCTATTATGGTGGCTTCCCAAAGAACCAGTTCAAGATGCATTAGAACGTGCGTTAAAAGAAATGGAAGAATATGCAAGTAATAATTCAGGACTGGCTTCTTTCAATCATTACTTTCGTTACGGCAACACTAATCGTATTTGCCATCATATTGTTAGTGGTCGTGTTAGCCCTTGGTGCATTTATAATTGTAGTTCTGGTATTGAATGGCTTGATACGCTTACTACAGAAAACTTAGCTATAGTCATGCCATATATTAATCCAGATATCTGGCGCAGAAAGTTTGAAGATTATCCTAGCGATACAGAATGGGCAAAGCATGTTTTACGTGAGGCCGGATTATGAGTGCAGATATTGATATTGACTTTGCAGACAGGAACACTGTATTGAAACTTATTCGTTGCATACCTGCAAGACAGATGCATGATGGCAAAGTAAGAAAGCATAACAGTGGAGTTTATGTCACTGATATTCCGTATGATCCTATTAACGAATGTGCTGCTATAGACTATAATGATGCGGAACAACGCGGTTACTTTAAATTGGACTTACTTAACATGTCAGTGTATCAATCAGTTCGTGATCAAGCACATTATGATGAGCTTCTAGCCACAACACCAGACTGGAATAAGTTTAATAATGATAAAGATTTTTTTGAGAAACTAGTGCATGTGGCTAATCATTGGGACACCCTGAAATCTATGCCCGAGCCGGTAGATACTATACCAAGATTGGCTATGTTTTTGGCTATTATACGTCCGGGAAAGAGGCACTTAATTAGGAAGACCTGGAAGGATGTTGCTGCTACAGTTTGGGAGGCTACCACTGATGGCTACAGTTTTAAAAAATCGCATGCCATCAGCTATGCGGTGCTAGTTACACTTCATATGAATATTATTGATCAATCTTCCTTACCAGCGTAATACTTTTACGCTTGCTTTTCTTTTTAGCTATATCTAACAGGCTACACACAGGGCCATGCACTATTTCCAGGTCCTTATTCATAAATGTTCTGAGATATATTCTGTAGGGTTCCCAATCCTGCTTTAAGAATATGTTTATAGGGATAGATCTATTACTTTCCCACCACCAAATATTAGCTAAATCTAAAAATCTAATCTTTAGCTTAGTATCAGTTATTAATCCAAAATCGTATATTGTTGTAACGATGTCATCGCGGTTTTGAATTATGCCTACATACTCGTTATTCGCATAAACACATAGCGAAATAAACGGATATTTTTCTGCCAATTTTATAAAAATATTACCACCCATAAATAGTACTGGAGATCCTTATGTATTCAACCACTGCGTACTTATATCAGCAAATCCAAACGGTTTTATTGGTAGATACTAGTGGCGCATATTTTACGATGAGGTGGAATCCTGTGTATTCTAAACAATTAACCATAAACAAAGGTGTTGACAATGTTATTTTATTTGAATTTGTCAACCAAGATCAAAAACCTGTCAACATTTCTGGCAGTGACTTTGTATTCAATCTGCTTAACCAAGCCGGAGATGCACTTTTACTTAAGAAAAATGTTGAAGTTTTGAGTCCAATTTCAGGGCGAGTCAAAGTAGTTTTAACAGCAGCTGATACTGACCCGTTAACAGCGCAACCAGCTAGCTATAGCTTGTCATTTACACAGCCACTGGGCACGTATGAACAAGCGGTCTACGTTGATGCTAACAGTCAAGCACGTGGGCAAGCCAATGTTGTTGACAGTGTGCAACCAACCTTCATGCCTAGCGAATTAGTCACAATCCCTACTACATACGGGCCCGACTTGTACCCACAACCAAATCAAGGGTACGGCAGACCAGATTGGGCTAATCCTGTAGCACCACCACAACCGGTTGTACCGCCCTTAACTTATACCAGCCAAGTTAATGCACCAGAAAGTGATTACCATACTTTTCAATTAAAGTTTGATCATTATACTGGTAACGTTAAAGTACAGACTGCTACTCAATACCTTGGTCCTTGGCTTGATGTGTCTGATACCTATTCATACTATGATGAAACTACAACCAAGCATATCAATGTAGCTGGATTTTATCCGCTACTAAGATTAGCCATTAATGATTATGGTGGCGTGCCAAGTAGCATGCGAGCTACTGCAACAGCGGTTGTTGCTAACGGTGTGATTACAGGTGTACAGGTAAACAGTGGTGGGCAAGGCTATCTGGCTCCACCTTTGGTTAGCTTCGTTGGCGCAGGTTCTGGTGCCAAAGCTGAGGCGGTTATTTCAGAAGGCTCGGTAATTTCAATCAACGTTACAGATGGCGGCAGTGGGTATAGCCCAGTTCCACCTCAAAATTATGGCGCCAATGTGGTTATCACAACCGGCGTAATAACCGAAATTCTATACCGTTAAGTTTGTTTTTCTATTGTGATTATGTTAAACTAATGTCATGTTTGACATCAAGACCTATCTACCTGGTAAACGCAAAAGTACAGCATCCGGATGGATAAGTTTTAACGCGGTCTGTTGTGTACATAATGGACATTCACAAGACAAACGTGGGCGCGGAGGGATCAAAACCAGTAACCAAGGTTGGAGTTATCATCCCTATGTTAGACTGCAGGTCGGAATCAATTCTGGCAACGTAGAATCAATCATATATCGTTAATGTTTGAACGCATAGTCGGGTTCGGAGACTCTTGGGTATGGGGCGACGAACTTATTGCCCCTGAACTCAGGCACGAGCCTGATGC